CGTCGAGTTCCGATTCAAGCAGGTGAACTATACAGAGTGGCAGCGTTCTGAACTGACCAAGGGTGTGTTCTCGGTCGACGAGGGTGGGAAGGTCAACTACGAGTGCACCCCCAAGGATGCCTCGGACAGTGTCCAGCTCATCTACTGGGTGCTGGTATCTCTCAAAGAGGAGCTTGTTCTCAAGGACCCTCTGTGGTTGACGACGCATCAGGCAGATTTGGAGAGTGCATGGGCGGAAGTGGTGAAGCATCGGGCAGCGGGCACGAAACCCGAGGCAGAGAAGTCCGTGATATTGAGTTTCGATATGTAAGAGTCTAGTCGGGTTTCTTGTATCGGAACCGTTCAAGGGCCTCCAAGAGGCAGTTGCGGGGTTTAGGCTCGGGGATCACCTCAGGTACAGGCGCAGGCGCAGGTGTCCGATCCTGGTACTGTGCGTTCCATTCATCGATCGTATACATATTCCCCATACTCACATTACACCGCGAACAAAGCGGGATGAGGTTACCTATATGGGTCGCCCCACCCTTGCTTTCGGGGACATTGTGTCCGCACTGAAAGTTGAAGACGTTGATCTGATTTGTGCACCACGCGACGGGGCACTTTGTTTCAAACACCTTACCCGCCTTGACCATCCAGACCTGCTCGCGCAGTGCCTTCGGGATCTTGCTTTTTACGTAGGGACTTGGTTTCGGTGGGATCTTGGCAAAGAGTCGGGACATATGCCCTCGCCCCTCGGGGCGCCTCATTATACGTTTCATTACACAAACGCTCTATATTGATTTACTTGAAACGGTGTCTCAATTCCCGTGGCAGGACCGATGCTGTAGGGGGAGGGTTCGAGGTGGTTCGTGCGCTGCTCGTATGACGAGTTCTGGACGGCGACGGTCTTCTGCACCTGAGACTTGTCCAAGAACTCGGGTTGAAATCGCTCATGCGTCGAGAAGAGGACCAACCCGACGAGAATCATTCCGGCAACGAGATACAGCCACATATGCATTGTGTTCATTGTGTATGAGACTTGAAAAAAACGAATGCTTTTCCCTGAGTCAGAGACAAGGAAGAGAGATGGAGGACCGTGCCCTTGAAATTCTCCGTACCATGTTCAAGTCTCGAAAGATTACTGACACAAAGACGGAGCGTCTGACGTTCGAGGACTTGCCGAATGCAAACGCATACGCGGTGGGCAATGTCTTTGTGGTATTCAGTCAGAAGGACAAGGGTCTTCAGGAGAAGGACGTGCGCACCCTCGTGGCCTTTGCCACAGACAAGGCATACAAGAACGGTATTGTTGTGGTCTCGATGCAGAAACCTTCGGAGAATGTGCTTCGTGTCGTCAAGACGCTGTCGAAGGATCGTGTGCAGTTCTTTCACATTCGTCAACTCCAGTTTGACATCACGACGCATCGCTACGCCATGCCCCATCGGATTCTGAACGACGACGAGAAGAAGGTTGTCTTCGATCAGTATCACATCGAGAGTGACACAAAGGCCCGCGAGGTTCTTCCATGGATTGACTCCCAGGATCCGATGGTGAAATGGATTGGGGGAATTCCGGGTGACATCATTGAGGTTCTTCGGCACAGCGATGTCGCAGGACAGATCCGATACATTCGGTGCTGTGTGGAGGACACAAATATTCAGTAACCTACATACAATGGATGCCCTCAACACCAAGTACGCGAAGTTGATGGCCCTCTACGAGGATCACGTCAAGCAGGCGATGGAGACGGGAGACATCCAACCGCATGTCGAGACTCTGAAAACCTTGAACGAGCAGATTGCCGACGTGCTCGACCAGATGATTGCCATCACCGCCAAGGCAAAGGAATCCCACGCGACTCTTGCTCGCGATGACCTCATGCGAAAACTCGACCGCATCCAAAAGGACTACAATGGACTTGCCCAGTCATCCGACCAACTGGAGACTCTGAAACGGATTCGTCGTGATCAGACAGGCACGGTGAATCAATTCTTCTGGACCTATTTTTGGTTGTTCATTGTTCTCTGTCTCTTTGTTCTCGTGATGTTGTTCTTCAAGAAGGCAGTGCCGGTGGAACCTCAGAGCAGTGTCAGCGTGATGAGCACACCCAGGATTGCTGCTCCCACACCTGCCTTGACGTAAAGGGGTGTCATATCGATCTGCTCTTCCGAGTCCTGATTGATTTTTTGCTCGGTGGCATAGCGATCCTGCAGGCGAGGACCGTCCTTCCGAACTGCCTTTAGATCGCCGCCGAGTTTTGTGATATCCGGATTCCGCTGGGCATACTTTTGCACAAAGACATCGACGTTGTTTCCCTGTTCCTTCGTCTGCTTTTCCTTGTTGGCGACATAGTCCCGAATCCACGCCTCGGCGTTTTCGTATGCCACCTTGTATGCTTGATTTCCGGTCAACTTGTATTGAACGTAGTTGTCCTTGTACTGCCGAGCCGCTTCGTCCATTATCTTGTCTGACATAAAAACAAAATGCCCATCTCGTCGTATCTGGAAAGCAACGGAACACCTCACGTGAAGACCTGGCGGGATGCGTCGGAGCACACCCGCTTCATCCGGATGGCGGCCACGGTGGCGCCGTTTATTAGTCAGCCCAACGGTTTGAATGTTCCCAAGGGCGGGTTTAACTCCAAGTCGGGGGGCATGGCATCGAATCGTGATGCGCGCCTGATTAGTCCGATTTTCGGAACATTCAAAACTTTCGCTCCTAATAATAGCTAGATAACCGATGTCCTTCTCGGAGTACTCCAAGATTCAAAGTGAGTATGCCACGTACTCGGCACAGGACGAGGTAAAGAAGGCAGCAGACCACGTGACCCCCAAGCGCGCGCCAACGGCACCTGCGGAAGATATCCAGAAGGTCCGCAATGACATCCTGAACCCCGTTCGGGTCCCTGGAGTTCTCTTCATTCAAATCTGTCTCTTCATTATCTTCCTCTGCCTGCTTGCCTACCTTGTCATGCCGGCAAACTATGCCCACGGGATTGCGTTCTTGTTACTCTGTGTGGCGGTGTCCCTTGGAATCTTTCTGCGGAAATGATAATGTTCGGGAACACCTGTCCTGGCGGATTCGTCATGAATCCCGCTCAAGTGGGGTCGTGTGTTGTGCCATGCCCTCAAGACAAGGGATTTGCGTTTGAGATGATTAATGGACGCCCGACGTGTGCGTATACAGAAGACAAGCAGTACTTTGTTCCGATCACGCCGATCCCTGCCATCTCGGCGTCTCCTGGGATGGAAGTCCCGCGCGCCACGGAGATCCCCACCTTCAAGGCAGAATTGGATACGTTCCAGAAGAACTTCCCCCCAATCCTTGCCCAGATTGATCGCACCAAGCAGGTCAACGATGCCTACAAGGCAATGCAGATTGCCGAGAATGCCGCCGACGAGTCCCCGGATGCCTACCAGGACGCCCGGGTTCGGTACTACACACTCCTCAAGGGAGATACCTGGAAACAACAGGAAGCCGAGCGCGTCGGCAAGGCAGAAGTGAATCCTGTCATCGATTCCTACATGAAGCGTGTCGCTGCCACAGAGGAAGAGAATGCAAAGTATACGAACACCCTTGATGTCATGAAGGGCGTGCACGAGAAGGTCCTCTCCATCAAGGATGACCTCAAGTACTCAGTGGATACCTTCCAAAAACAAATTCATGCATTGCAGAACGAGATCCTTGTCGAGCGGCACAAGTCGGCGGACTCCACCAACACCATGTGGACCTTCTTCGATCTGGGATTGAATATACTTTTGTTCTTCCTTTTGTTGACTCTCGTGGTTGTTGCGTATCGCAAACTCTTTGCAGGATCGTCAGCGGTTGAACCCGCAGATTCTGACCTCGTGCCCCCCCGGTGGATGTTCCGCAGATAGTTTATACACAACAACCCTTACCAAGCAATGCAGTGTCGGTTATGTCTCGACACCAGTGACCTCGTCTCGATGGTCTCTCCCTGTTTCTGCACAGGATCCATGGCATATATCCATTCGAGTTGCCTCGATGAATATATTCGATTCTACCCCGACCGCATCTGCCGGGTCTGTGGGAGACCCTTTGATTTCCGCTCACCCCGCGATCAGTCTGCGATGGCGTCTTTGTACTTTTTCTTTCAGACCTTCCTCCTTGCCTCTGACCTGTCTTTCGGAGTGAAGGTGGTCGTCTTTCTTGCCTCCACCCTCTTCTTTCGGAACGTCCTCCTTCCCTCGCCGGTGTCCTGGTCGGCGATCACAATACTCTGCGTGGTGAACCTGCTGACGATGCCTATCTTATCCATGATGTACCTTGGGGGTCTGGTTGTCCTCACGATCGACTACCTCATTCCTGCCGAGTATGTTCTGTGCATGGCATTGATCACCCTGTTCTCGGGATACCTCTTCCTCATTGCCTTTGTGGCAGCCTCGCACTTCAATAGTTTCACGAATGCCCTCCTTCTGGGAACGGTCTTTATCCTTTGGAACACGGGCATGCGTGCGATTGACAAACTGCGAGTCTAACCTAGACGACAATGGAGGTGACAGACACGCGGTCCGTGACTGATTTCCAAAAGACAACCTTTTGCGGACATAATCGGGCGACTGTCGTCAAGGTCCTCACTCAGAATATTGGACTCGGACACGCAGATTACTCGTGCTACTGGTCTCTTGAACTCCTGTGTTCGGGTTTGGTACATACGCTCTGGATGTCCCTGTTTGAGGCAGCAGCAATCCACGTCAATCGCGCGCAACCCGCAGTGTTCCTCTTCTTGGCAGACTCGTATGAGAAATATGCACCCATTGAGGCCTCGTATGATCTCCGCAATATGACGGCAATTCGGAATAACCCCGACGTTCGTCGCAAGATTTGTGAGGCAGCAGCAACCGTTGCCTTCTGTCGTAAGAACAAACTCCCGAGTCTGCCGACTATTAAACCAGCGCATGACTTCCATCAGGTCACGATTCAGGAGAGTCTGAGGGCGCCCTCGACCATCTATGGGAAACTGGTGATTCGGCGCGACGATCCCATCACAGTCGCCATCCCCGTGAATGAGATTTGTTACTCTCTTCGCAGTGATGTTCGTGACGTCACGAAGACACTGTACTGGATCGCGTGGACGATTGCATACTGCCGCGAACATAAAAAGCAAACCAAACAGGCACTGGTTTTCTCAAATCGGTCTGACGAGTTTGTAGGACACGCCCACGGAGCGCACGTGGCATGGGTGTTCTGGGACTGCGTTCGGAAGCAGGCGCAGTCCTATGCTCGCCCTCACGTGGAAGTCCTCTACAAGATGTATTGCCTGCGTTGGTCTCCATCGGAGGTGACGAATCGTCAGAGTCTGTTGATTGCTGCGGTTGTTCTGGTATGCGAGGGCGTGACCCTGGATACGACGCCTGTGACAAGCGAGACCACGGCAGTCTCGTCCGTCCTCGGAGGAATTCCGGGATGGATTGACGCTATCACTCGGATGCAGAAGAGTTTTTCTGCCTAAAGAGTCATAGAGATGAAGATTCCCGGACTGTCTGCCAAGAATAGCGCGATTGTCACGATTGCGCTCCTGTTCTTCATCGTGGCGAACCCGATGGTGTTCCGCTTTGTCGACTCCCTGCTGGGATGGTTGGTGGGCCCGGTGGCCAGCCCCTCGGGATGCCCGACGACGCTGGGTCTGGTTGTGCACTCGGTGGTCTTTGCCCTCCTGCTGGTCTGTGTGGTCCGCGCGTAAAACGAACGAGTCTCGTCTAAATCAATTAAACATACAAAATGTTCCCCCGTATTTCCGCCTCGAAGGTTGCCGGTTTCATCGGTCTCCACAAGTTCCAGAACCAACATGAGATTTTCTATGAGCTTCTGTGCAGAAACAAGGATGTGGCTGCCCAGATTGCAGAGATTGAGCGTGAGGAGGGTCGCCGCCCCTACCACAAGGTCCTCGACGAGGTGATGAAGGAGTCGTCTGTCCGTGACTGTGTCTCGATCGGTGTCAAGGCGTGCGAGACGACGCAGGATGTTCGGTCCGTTCTCACACAGGTGGAGTCTCAGGCACAGACTGTCCTCAGTCTTCGTCACGGGGGACTGTCCCAGGAGCTTCGGGATAAGATTGCCGAGGAGATCAGTGGCAAGGTCGGTCGTCAGCGCGGCATCAACAATGAGGAAACTGTCCTCAACAACTACGAGACGACACAAAAGGTCAAGGTCACGGAGCGCAATACGAAGATGGTGACGAAGGACTGTATCAATTTCAGTCTGATCGGTCGTTGCGATGGGTTCGTCGAGTCGGAGAACCGCATCGTGGATTCCAAGGAGCGGACACGCTGGTGGCCGGAGATTCCCATCTACGACGAGATTCAGATGCGTGCCTATATGTTTATGACGGGTGCCAAGGAGTCTGAACTGGTGGAGCGTTTCCCCGATGGTCGCACGCGGAACACCAAGTACCTCAATGATCGCGAGAAGTGGTCTTCGATTCACGAGTTGATCGATAAGAACGTCGAGGTCCTGAATTCGGCGATGTGCAACCCCGATGAGCTAAAACGAATCGTTGTTGCCAATACGGTGGTGACGACACATGCAGATTGAAATACTCTCGGAAGTCCCACCCGAGTTTGCAAAGGCAAAACCGCTCAGAACCTACGAGACCCAGTACATCTATACGGGGTTTCGTCGATATGATGTTGAGCGTAGTGTCTTAATGGAATTTGTTGAAACACCCGAGGGAACCATCCTCAAGGAAGTCCCCCTCGACGCTGGTGTCTTCTCCCGAGGATACTCAGTAGAGATGGCGGTCGTGAGCGTGTACTCGGAGAGACCGCGTATTTGGAAAGAATATCTGAATCCTCATGTTACTCACTTCTTCCGCGAGAAGCAACCGCAGTAACCCTTCGCCACATCCGGCACCAACGTCTCAATCGCCTCCAGATTGGGCACCTTATTTTTCAGTTCCTCCACGGTCTTCACCGCCGACTTGACCTCCTCGACGACCACCTTGATTGTCTTGAACTCATTGGCGAGGGTCTCGAAGAGGGCACGAACCTCTGCAAGTTCCTTGCGAAGGTCTTCCGTGGGGAGACCGGGGATGACATCACCCGCAGAAACAATCGCCTCGTCCACCTTGGTCAGACCCTCCTCCACGACAGGGACCACCGCCTCGACAGTCGATACGGTTTCATCGATCGCTTGCATTGTATTTGTATCCGTGTTCATTTTTTAATTTGCAAAGGTTGATAACCAGTAAATGGATTTCTCACAGATTATGTCTGTCGCAACAGCAACCCTATGTGTGCTTGTTGTGTCGCATCTGTGTGTCTTCTGGGTCGTTCGGACACTGTACCCGCCGGCGTCTCCTGTCTTCGTCCAGCAGGTCCCGGTGATGCAACCACAGTCCGTCGCGTCGCCTCCGGTCTTCACACAACCACAGGTCTTCACACAACCACAGGTCTTCACACAACCACAGGTCTTCACACAACCGCCTACGATAGAGCAGGCAAATGTGGTCCTACCAACGTATGAAGCGCCTGTTCCCGCTGAAGCCCCACGTGCGGAAGAACCTCGTCGGGGACCTCCACCGGCAGAGGCAACCTCAATTAAACGGGATACCGGGGTGGGTGCTTCTAACGCATGATGAGAATCACGCGCCCAAGGCCCTCTTCGTGGATACCAGCGAGCGGGTGGCGACCTTCTCGGTTGTCCTTGATGAGCGCCTGTTTTCGGACACGGTGTTTCGCGCAATCAAGATCTCGCCGCGTATCATCGTCTTGTGCGATATTCGATGGTTGAACGGCACGCCTTTTTACGAGCGTCATGCGTTTGAGGATCGCAAGAGGTGCCTCGAGGCACTCCTGGATACCTTCCACATACCCCATCAGACGGCACTCATCACTCCGGAACAGGCTCCGTTAGGAACGCTCGTCCGGGGATATGAATATTACGATAATGTCCCAGGGTCCATGGGCGTATTTAATCCCGCCGATGAATAAATGGCTAGCACATGTGGTGGTCCAGCCATGGGCGGGCGTCGCCGCCGCACAGTGAAGTCGAAGACGTCGAAGAAGGGTGGGAAGAAGATGCGCGGTGGAATGGGATATGGATTCCAGGGTCCGATGGGCACGAATGGACCCACCTGGGGGGCGTCGTGGGGGGGTGAGGTGACGAAGGATGGCACACCCGTCTTGGGTACCTCGGACCGCGTGGTGGGTGGTAGCCGCCGCAAGACCGTCAAGGGCAAGAAGGGCAAGACGGGTCGTCGTCGTCGCACTATGCGCGGGGGTGCGACCTGGCAGGCGCCGGGTCAGGTGGGCTACGGATACACGGGCACGGGGTCTCGCGGTCTCGCGGACGCTACTGGGTATGCGTCTCGGGTGCCTCCTTCGGGCGCCCCGTCTCAGAATGCGGATGGCGCATACCACGTCTAACAACGGCGTCAGCAAAGACATAGGGAAGGTACTCGTTATCATTGGTGCGAATGAAGGGGCCTCCCGTGACCATACAAACAAGGTACATGCGCTGAATCATCATACGAAGGTCCTGATACTCAACCCATTCACTCCACGAGCGGAAGGTCGCAATACACGATGAGATGACCAACATGATGTCTGCTCTCCGAAGAATCACGAAAAAAATACATATCAACGGTGTGAGGATCATTTCGTTGATGCGTATCATGCTGTCGCCCCACGAGAGGGGGGCGCACTTGCGTCGAAGTTGGATGAATCGCTCGGCAATCTCAAAGGGAGACGTAGAGTCGGACTTAGTCATTGATCTTTACATAGATTCCATTGCCCGGAAATTTCTCGAGTTCGTACGTATTGGGATCGATATAGGCAAGGTCGGTCGCGTCTGTCACATTGATCAACTTGAGAACAAGAGCAAGGCGGATACAGTTGCCGGGTGCAAGGAACTTGTTGAAGGCACGCGTCAGATCAATATCGGTCTCGCGATCCCCAACCCACAACCAGGGAGTCTTGACTCGGGGCAGTAGGAAGGGATTCAGGTGCTTGACGATCTCCTCGCCGGCGTAGTGGACATAACAGAGCTTGTCGCCATCCTCGTTCGCCCATTCCTCGATGTAGACGGCATTCTCTGGAACCTGGGTGATGGAGGGATCGTACTCGCGCTCGTCAGCAAGGAAGTAGGCACGATTGTAACTCTTCGTGTCGACCGGGAACAGCACGAGAATGATGACCCGCGTGTAGTAGTGAGCCGCGCGAAACATCGCGACCAGAAACTGGAGAATAACGAAGAGAACATCAGACATTCTGTGTGGATGCCCTCGATGTCCGATTTGCCATCAGATTCGTTTTTACTCGATCGTGTTGGACGGGTTGGGCACGGGAACATCAGCAGACTTGTGCTTCTTGTCCGTGAACTTCTCCGTGAACTGTCCCAGGACATACTCGTCGAATCCCACGCCCATCGAGATTGCCGTCGCCAGTGCTGTGATGAGGAAGGGCGCCGCGACCAGGAACCACGAGACAACAGAGAGTCCGATGCCGCAGAACATATCCAGAACCACCACCGTCGCCAGACCAAAGATGACCTTGATAGCAAGCGTCACCCACATGCCAAACGACGCATCCAGACCCAACTGGATGACAAGGAAGATAAGATAGAGAAGCGCCGGGGGGCACAGGTCCTCGATAAAGCGCATTTACATATTTCGCGAGAGAATTCAAGAAATGGCCGAGACCATTCAAAATCTGACATCCTGTACACGGGAGGCGGCGGAGGCAGCACTGAAGGAGCACAAGGAGGTATGGCGTGCTGTTGATGCCCTCATGGCGCGCCCAGCGGTCGCGGGGGACAAGTACATCCCTGCCGAACCTGAGATTGACCGTGGGATGAGCCAGGAGCAACTCGATCGCTGTGTCCGTGGACGCTGGTTGCAGGCGCAGGTTAACGCTGTATTCTCAGTCGCCCACTCGAAAACCCAACCCGACCCACCGGTGCTACCAGACGCTGCGGTGCCTGCACCGGTTGTTGAGAACCCGACGGTACCGGAGCAATCACTGCCATCGAGTTAATTATCTTTGCAGGATTCTGTCGAGAAAAGTCCTCGACTAGATTTGCAATCCGAGGTGCTTCTTGAAAGATATCCATACTCTCGATGTGCTCCCGTGAGCGTGCCGACATCGCAGCGTACGTGTTCGCGTCGTCTAAAAAATCAATAGCATCTGACCACGACTGGACAGACTCGCGATCACACGAGAGTGCAGCATCACCAATCCACTCTGCCACACCCTCCGTACTACACTTTGGGTGAGGGGGGTTCTCCGCTGGTTTGGAATAAATAACGGGGATCCCGTTAATCATCGCCTCAACGGCAATACGACCAAAGCTCTCGTAGTATGAGGGCATCAGGAGAATGCGTGTCTTTTTGAGGATGTTACGAATATCGTCGTCAAAGGGAATCCATTTCACATTCGAGGGTGCAGGAGGGACACGAAGTTCTCCATAGTAGGGAAGAACACCCAGGAACTTCCGCTCAGGCATCGCCCTGGCCATCTCGACAAACTGAAGCACACCCTTATTGAGGTTGGCATTCACGAGGGTGATATACTCACCATGGAAGGGTTCGTTGATGGCAATCTGATTGCGATGCATGATGGGGCGCACAGTCTCGGTGCGCACAATCGAGGGCGGAAAGGGTTTGATATTGTTGTAGTAGTTTGCCTGCATCGTCTTGTTCACGAAAAGCAGCATCTCGTTCCAGCGCCCATCGGCACGCCCCGTGATTGCCGTGTAGTTCCCATCGAAGTGGCACGTCGCGATGATGGGGCGAAAGTACCCTCGTGAATTGATCCGCCGAACTTCAGGGAGAATGGGCGAGTGGGGTGTAATCCAGACCTCGCTAGTATCGAGGTAGTTCGTGGCTGCCGTGTAATGGAGAAAGCGGAACCCTCGGTAGTTGTCCCCGTTATACCCCTCCTTCGGTTTCTGAATAATCAGAAAGACGATCGAGTGACCGCGCTTCTGAAGTTCTGTGGCAAGATCGACGTCGTGCAGGAACGCCCCGCACAAGTCCGGCATCCGATTGGCGAAAAAGACGATTTTCATTGCTCGTATGGTAATTATATTCAAGCATCAACACGTTTTGTCTGGATCAACCGAGTCGCATCCCCGCCGCGCGTCCAGTCATAGATCCAATTCGACGGATTCGAGTGCTCCGACGACTTTTGCGGAATCAGGGGGTCGAAGAAGTTGGGGATTGCCTTATCCATGATTGTATTCGCCTCCTTACGATTACGAGGGGGCGCCGAGAAGATGAGTGACGACTCATCGGCAACTGCCTGGGGGTCCCCACCACCCAAATGAGGTGTCGTGGCGAAGGGGCGAGACCACAACTGGTGCTTCCCCTTGTGGCGCCACGCACCCGGCATACCCCAGCGAAGTTCCGTGTTCTCGTCAACCTTGCAACCGCCGCCGCCCGCGGACCCAAACCCTCCGCGCGCAATCATACCTGGTTGATCTGCCATAGCAACCGCGGGGTTCAGGGTGTCCGAGCATCCCGCCGTGATGGACGCTGTCTGACGCGTGAGACCCGCATTGTTGGCGAAGGTCTTCGACGCCTCGTCATACTTGTCCGAGACGACCCGCGTGGGGGCATAAAACCAGTCCAGCGTGTTCGTGGTCGACATATTATATACCAATCCAGATTTAATCGTAGAAAACGAACAGTCTCTCTGCTGACTAGAATGTAAGTACTGATATCATGAACGGCATTCTGCAACCCTGCGACTGGTATGAACATGATGTGTACGACCGTGAGACAAGGCGCCAACGGTATGTTGTCGACGCCTTTGGGCGAACGTCTGTGGGAAAGGTTGCCTGTGTTCGCATCACAGGATTCCAACCCTATTTCTATGTCCAGAGTGAGAAGAAACCACACCCCACGGCGATTCCTGAGACCAAGTATGATGTGATGTCTGGGTTTGCCGGTCTCTCGACGGTGAAGGTGTGGAAGGTCGTGTGCGAGACCAAGTCCGAGTTTTCCGAGTTAGCCAAGCGGGCGGGGGGCACTCTGTATGAGAGCAACCTACCGCCCTTCCTTCGGATGTTCCACTCTCGCCACCTGGGTCCTGCCTCTCCATTTCGGTTTCGGGCGTCGATGCACGACACTCCCGAGACTCTCCACGTCGACGAGTTCTATATCTGCGACGTCTCGACAGTCGACCCTGTAGACGCAAGCATCCCGATGAAGGTGGCATGTTATGATTTGGAGATGTACTCGGCGTCCGGTATGTTTCCCCAAGCAAGGAAGGGAGACCCGATTGTTCAGATTGGCATCTCCTATCGCTGGTCGACGGATATGCTGACACCCATTCGCAAGCGAGTCTTCGTCGTGGGCGACGTGGACAAGTCAGACGACCCCGAGGTCCAGTTCGTGGGGTGCCGCACAGAGGAGGATATGTTACGGGCATTTGACACGGAGATTCAGGTAGAGAATCCCGACGTAATGTGTGGATACAACACCTTTGGATTCGACGATGCGTACATCGAGGACCGCTGTCACGAGTTGGGTATCGCGGATGACATCCAGTTGGGACGGTGTGCGATGAAGATGAAGAAGGGCGAGACGTGGATGACGCGGTTCTCAGAGACCAAACGATTCGAGTTGGCGTCGGGAAAGTACGATCTCAGATACCTGTGTATCCGCGGGCGTCTGGGTCTCGACCTGCTTCTCAACATGCGCCGCGAGCACAGTCTCGATAGTTTCAAACTTGATAGTGTGGCGTCCGTCTTCCTCCGAGATAAGGTTCTGAAGTACTCCAACCGAGTCATCACAACCAAAAGCACGCGGGGTATGCGGGTGGGCAATTATGTGCGCTTCGAGGTCGTGGGCAACAGCAGCGATCCCTACCGTGAGGGTGAGAAGTACGTGGTGACTGAGGTGACAAAGACAACCTTCACGATCGACACAAACGACGACCTCTTCGATGACCTTCCCGAGGCACAGCGCAACACGCTAGAGTGGACATTCTCGAAGGATGACGTCGAACCCCACGAGTTGTTCGATCTCCATGCCATTGGTGGTCCCGCGGGTCGCGCAAGGATTGCCAAGTACTGTATTCAAGACTGCGACCTCGTCCTCACTCTGATGGCAAAGTTGGACACGCTCGTCAATGCACGTGGAATGTCAGATGTCTGCAAGGTCCCGATGGAGTATGTCCTGCGTCGTGGGCAGGGCATCAAGATCTTCAGTGCAGTTGTATACTATGCTTCTCAGCGTAACCAGATCATCCAGGTTCAGCATGCCATCGGCGATGACGACGGGGGATACGAGGGCGCCATCGTCATCTCGCCCAAGATTGGTATGTACCTGGACCAACCCATCTCCGTTCTGGACTTCAACTCTCTGTATCCGACGAACATGATTGCCTGGAATATCTCACCCGACTCGCTGGTCGCGGTTCGGGTCTATGATAGTGACGGCAATCTGGTGCGCAACGAATGCGAACCACCCATCGACGCCGAGGCGTTCAAGAAGAAGCTGGCCGAGGTCGAGGAGCGGTTCACAGTCGAGTCCATTACCTACGACAATAAGGACGACAACGGAGTCATCACGGGAGAGACTCGGTGCTACTATGTCCAGAAGGATGAGACGCAGCCGATGACCGAGGGTGTGATCCCGAAGACGCTGGATATCCTACTCAAGAAGCGAAAGGAGTTCAAAGAAAAGATGGAGGACAAACAATATGACGAGGCTCAAC